GATCGCGCGGGACCGATGATCTAGCGCGAGCGAACTCGCTATTGTAATACAAACCTATGTCACTAGCTACCGACTACCTACTTCTCAATATCGGACACTCAACGCTTAAGTGGCATCTAAGCCGCATAAAAAGCGGATCTTTCAGCGTCGATCAAGTTGCCGCTTTCTATCAGCCGGACCCGAAGCAACCGACGTACAACACGGTGAAGAAGGGACTTCAGGAACTCTTGAAGATGAAGCCGGATGAACTCCCGATTATGCTCCGATGACTCAGACAGATTACTGCAAACACAGCGGTCTCAGCAAAGGTCGAGTGTCGCAGCTAGTGGCTAATGGAATGCCGTTGACATCACCGGAGGAAGCCGACGCTTGGAGAGGTTCACGCAAAGGTATCGGTGGCAGACCGAGCGACGCTCAACGGCTTGCTGCAATGCAACAGCAGCAGACCGCACCAGAAGTGTCTGGAGGCCCATACAGACCACCGGAAGCAGCAATTGCCATCAATGCTGCTCTTGCAACTGAAGACTCACCGCAGGGAGCGTATGAGCGGCAGAAGCAGATTGAACGAGCCGCTTACAATCTAGCGTCTGAAGCTCTAGCTGCTCGCTCTCTCGATGCCGGTAGAATGGTTACGGTCCACGCTACCGCTGCAAAAAACCTTATTAGCGCACGGGAGGACGTAATCTCATTATCCGAGAAGGAGCGAACTCTTGTCTCTGGCTCTTGGGTAAAGAAGGTGATGCAAGACCATGATGGAGCGGTCGCCAGTCTTCTCAAATCAATGCCCAAGCAGTTGGCTGGACGCATTGCTCCGCACGACCCAGAACACGCTGAACGCGAGTTGGACCGTTGGGTCCAAGAAGTGTGTCTCAAGACTCTGCACCAAACTGACCCGTGGAAATCTTAAACTGCCAGACTCCAGCCGGTCTTGAAGCACTCCGTCAAAACCGGATCGCGCTTAAAGCCATTGAGCGTCAAACCGGCTTTGAGTTCTTGGGTATCTCCAACGATGAGCCATCCCGCATTGACGGGTTCATCCATGATCCAGCCAAAGGAATCATTGTTGGAAGCTATGAGGTCAAAACTCGGAATTACGGTCTCACTAAGCTCCAGACCACTTACGGCAACCGATGGATGATTTCATGGTCAAAGCTTCAAGCAGCACTTGAGGTTTCCAAGCATACTAAGCTTCCATTCTTTGGAATTCTCCACCTTCATTCTGACGACTCGGTGCTAATGGTTGAAATCTTCAACCGAAACGCATCATGGGCGGCTAATCACCAAGCCACCGACAAAACGGTTAACGGACGCACTGAGCGTATGGCTCTGATTGATATGAGTGGAGCCGCTCACTACCAGATCAAGAGCGGTCAGATTCCTGAGGAGCTTTACTGATGACGGACTTAGAGCGTGAAATCTTGGAGTTCCGAAGGCAACTCTGGCGACCAACTCCACGGCAGTCTGTGGTTGAGTGGGCAGAAGCTAACCTTTCGCTAAGTCAGCGTCAGACTGAACACCCCGGACCCTTCTCCACGGCAGTAAGACCATATTGCCGCGAGCCGCTTGAGTGTTGGAAAGATCCAGCGGTCTCTGAGGTCACGCTCTGTTGGGGGTCACAAACCAGTAAGACCACCACTCTGATGGCTGGTCTGGCTTGGTCTATCGACGTTGAACCAAGTCCCGCGCTGTGGCTGATGCCTTCCGAGAATCTTGCTCGCAGCTTTTCCAAGTCCCGCTGGTTGCCAATGCTGGAAGACTCACCAGCAATGGTTGCGCGGTTCCCAACGGACAAAGACCAGATCACCAATCTTGAGCAGCAGTTTGACCGATGCACGCTGACCTTTGTCGGGTCCAACTCACCGGCAAATCTAGCGTCTCGACCCGTCCGCATTCTGGTTGGTGATGAGGTGGACAAGTTCGCGGACGCTACCGCAAAGGAAGCCGACGCTCTGGATCTTGCCGAGCAGCGGCTCAAAGCGTTCTCAAGCTCCAAAGCGTTCTTCACCAGCACTCCGACGACCTCAGAGGGACGAATCTGGCAGCGGTATTTGAGAGGAGACCAGCGACGCTTCTACATCCCGTGTCCGCATTGCAAAGAGCCGATCAAGCTGGAGTGGAGGCAAGTCACTTGGGACAATGCAAAGACAGAAGAGGGAAGACCCGATTGGCAGCAGATACGGACTTCTGCCCACTACGTCTGCCAGCTTTGTCAGGGGAAGATTACCGACAGCCAGAAGGTTGCCGCGCTGCGTCATGGTCGCTGGATAGCTGAGAACAAAGCGAGCCTCCCAAGCGTCCGCTCTTACCATCTCTCCAGCCTCTACTCGCCGGATCGCAAATGCACTTGGGGAAATCTCGCGGTCGCATTCTTGGAAGCGAAGTCTTCGATGATGGGGTTGCAGGGATTCATAAACGGAATGTTGTCTGAGCCGTGGGAAAACCAAGAGACCCAACAGGAGCGAGTGGAGGTTGTCTCTGATGCCGAGATGCCAGAAGCCAGACGCTACCTCACCGCTGACGTACAAGCTGCCGCTCCGTTCTTGTGGTGGGTCTGCCGAGAGTGGTCCGGCGGAAACTCAAGACTGGTTGCGGCTGGTCACGCTGATGACTTTGCCGCTCTGCGACGCATCCAACTGCATTACAAAGTCCATGACATGGATGTCGGCATTGACTCCGGTTACAACACACAAGCGGTTTATGATGCTTGCGCGGAGTTTTCACAACTCAGCAACTCTCCGATAACCTATCCCTGCGGCTTGCGCTACCCACCGGAGGGAGGTCTGCGGAAGCCGATGTTAATCGGCTGGTTGCCAATGAAAGGCCGAGAGACTGGTGCGCGGTTCACCAGCAAGACCGGCTCGATCCATCCCTTCGGAATCACGACCTCAACGTCAATGCGTACTGATGTCGTCCAGCCGTTGCTGGTCTTTGACACTGAGCATATGCGGGACGTTCTCCAGCGGCTCCGTAAAGGATCGGAAACTAACCAATGGACCGTTTGCAGCTTACCAGCACCGCTTGAGGCTGAGGGGGCATTTGCGGCAGATTCTGATACATACTGGAAGCACTTGGACAGCCATCTCCTAAAGCCAACAGCTAACCGCTCCGGTCGAATCAAGCACTTGTGGTTCAAGCGAAATACTCGTTGGCCGGATCACTTGCACGATTGCGAGATCATGCAATTAGCAATGGTGATGTTGTGGAATGACCTGAGATCCAGCACAGCGGAAACTTCTGCCGCTTGACACTGAGACTGCTGTGTGAATAGTCCCGTCAGTGGTGACTTACACCGTAGCAACTAAGCGTTCATATTTGCGTACAACATACGCAAGTCTTGGTGCTTTGACTTTGCTTCAAGCTTTGACTGCAAAGCTTACTGTTGCGGCTAACACTCTGGAGTCTGGTCAGCTAGTCCGCAGCACTTCCAGTTCTGATGTTTCGGTTGAGTTCGCTGAACCCGGAAAAGGTTCCGCTTCCGCTGGTGAGATGCTGGAAATGTGGGAATCACTGCTTAGTGATTACGATTACGCTGTGGTTCTCCTGAATGGAGACGGCATCACCAGTCCGTCCGATCTCCAGATTTACAACAAGATGCTTGGCAGTGTTCTTGTTGCAACCACTCGGTATTATGGTGATTTCACGCAATTTCGGCGTGAGGCCACAACTCGAATGAGCTAATGGGAATCCTGCAAACCATAGCCAACAAACTGTTTCCTTCTCCCGTTAACAAGTACGAAGGAGCCGGTCAGTCGCTGCGTCGTTCGTATCTCGATACGTCTTACACTTCGGCTCGCTTTGACGTAACCAGTTCGACCCGTCAAGCCATTGTGCGCAAATCGCGGTTCTTTGAACAGAACAACGCGATAATGAACAGATTGGGAGACTTGTTTGAGTCTTACACTGTTGGTTCCAATTTCTCAGTTCAACCGGCTTCAAGCGATCCAGATTGGAATCTCAAAGCTAAGAAGTATTGGGATATCTGGTCCCGATATCCCGACATTAGCTCTCGCCAATCGTTTGGCACGTTGATGTCTCAAGCCGCTCGCGGTTGGTTCTTTGACGGTGAGAGCTTTATTCTCCTAACAAAAGGTGATAGCGGCAGACCGCGCTTGCAGTTGCTGGAAGCTCAGTCAATTGCTACTCCAACTGGAATGCAGCCAGATGAGACCGTGTTTGACGGTATCCGGTTTGATCCGCGCACTGGTCGCGCAATCGCTTACTTTATCGGTAACGAAAAGACTCAGGGTAATCTGACTGATGTCCGCTCGATTGGGTCTGACTCGGTTGTCCACATTTACGAGCCAAACCGCGCTGGTCAGCTAAGAGGTCTTCCGTTTGTTAGCTGCGTTATCAACGATCTTCACGATCTCGACGACTTGCAAAAGCTGGAGATGGAAGCTTGTAAGCTTGGTGCTTCCGTCGCTCAGATCGTTAAGACGGTTTCCGGTGAGGTCCAAGCTAGCAATCTCCGCGCTGGTACTGCTGGAACCACTCAGAACACCGCTGAGAACTACTACGAGCAAGTATTTGGCTCTGCTGTTAAAGTGCTGAAGAACGGTGATTCATTTGAGCAGTTCGCCACAGAGCGTCCCGGTGTTAATATGCGCGAATACTGGCGGCAACTGACCGAAAAGGTCTGTGCTGGCGTTGGTATTCCTTACGTTCTTGTTTATCCAGAGTCGATGCAGGGAACCGTTTATCGCGGTGCGCTGGATATGTCGGCAGTTTGGTTTAAGTCCCGACATCAAGTGATGTCTTCGGCTGCTCGACGTATTTACGAGTACGTCATGGAATACGCCATCAAGAGCGATCCTACGCTGAATGATGCTCCTGCTGACTGGTACGAAGTAGCGATTACCGCTCCGCGCTCTCCAAATGTCGATGTTGGCCGCAATTCCGCTGCTCAGTTGGCTGAGTTGGAAGCTGGCATTGTGACATATGATGAGGTTTACGGTGCGCGTGGATTGGATTGGCGTTCTTCGCTAGAGTCAAAAGCACAGCAAGCTTTGTTCGTTCGTCAGTTGGCTGGAAAGTACGGATTGGATGTTTCTGAGATTTCCACAATCCAGAAAGAGAAAGCTCCGAGTGTTCCGGTTGCAGCTATTGCAATTGATTCAGAGGACGACGCTCCCGCTCCTGTTGCTGCTCCTGAAGGTGGGGACGCTTCTCCTGTAGTTGACGACACGCTTGTCACTGCTGTAGTAAAGAAACAACGCAAGCCGCGAGCTAAGAAAACAGAATGAGCTTCACTAAGAAAAGCGACTGGCTTTATTACGCTCCAGCGGCTTCCGCTGGTGAGACTGCGACCATTCAAATCTTCGACCAGATTGGTGAGGATTGGTTTGGTGGTGGCGGTCTATCTGGTAAGCAGTTCTCTGACGTTCTCAACGAAGTGGGCAATGGTCCGCTTTTGGTAGAGATTAACTCTCCCGGTGGTAACGTTTGGGATGGGTTGTCGATTTACAACCAGTTGCGCGGTCGTCGCGCTCCGGTGACTACTCGCGTTGTCGGCATTGCGGCTTCCATTGCTTCGATCATTGCGCTTGCTGGTGATAATGTTGAGATGGCCGATGCTGCGTTGATGATGATTCACGACCCGTCCGGTATGGCTTCCGGTACTTCGGAAGATATGCGGAAAATGGCCGACGCTTTGGATCAACACGCTGAAGTCTTGGTTGGAGTGTACGCTAAGAAGACCGGTCGCTCTCCCGAGTCTATCCGCGCTGCGATGAAAGCGGAGACTTGGTTTACCACTCCTGAAGCAATTGCTTTTGGCTTGGTGGACAAGCCTATCAAACAGCTTGCGATGGCTGCAAAGTGGCATCCCCGAGCGGTTACGAAGACGGCTCCCGAGACGGTCAAGAACAACCTTCGTCGTGGTCTTGAGCAATACGCTGAAGGTCTTGCTGGTGAAGGTTTGGAAAAGCAGACGGTTCTTGAGGCTGAATCACTCGTTGCTGGTGAAGCTCCCACCGAAGATAAGGTCCAAAAAGCGAACGCTTGGTGGGGACGCAACGAACGCTTTCTTGAGGCAGAGCCTAACAGTCCCGCTGACGTAGCAGCTAACCTTTGGGGAGGTGCTGCTGGACGCGATTGGTTCCGCGCTCTGTACGCTCAAATTGAGCGTGAGGAAGGGGAGGAAGACGAATCCCTAGACGACAAACTTTCTGCCGATGGCAATCAAGCTATCAGCGAAACTGGCAAAGCTTCTTTGCCGCAACCAACACAAACAACCGACACACATATGTCTGACACTACTACTGTGACGGCTGCGGCTGCTCCTGCCGCTTCCGTTGATCTCGCTACCATCATGGCTAAGCTCTCCGCTTTGGAAGCCAGCATGAAGGCTCCCGCCGCTGCTCCCGCTCCCGAGCCGGTGCGACCTGTTATTGAGAACCTCGGCAACCCGCTCTTGGAGAAGCACAAGTCTCTCCGCGCTGGTGCTGATCGTCGCAAGTTCTTGATTGAGAACCACAGCGAACTGCTCCGTCAGAACAAGCTGATTGCTCCCCAGAACGCGAACACCTTCGCTGCCGGTCTGGTTGTGGATTATCTCGCTGATGCTGTCATCACCGAGATGGCGACCAAGTTGGCGATGGTTGGTTCCTTCACTCGCAATGTCGGTCTCGACAACTTGCGTCCTAAAGCCAGCGTTCAGGTCAAAAAGTTCGTCCAGAGCGGTTCGTCTGCGACGGTTGATAACGCGACCAACTTTGAGACCAGCAACGATAGTGAGCTTGCTGCCACTGCCGTCACTGTTAACCAGATCAGCAAGCTGTTCACCGTCACTAAAGCTGAACTTAATCAGGGGTTTGCGCTCGCTGATCTCGCTGCCGGTTCCGCTGATGTCTTTGCTCTCGGTATCTCTAAGAAGATTACCGCTGTGATGACCTCTGCCAACTACGGTGCGGGAACTA